ATTGGCTGCACGGACTGGCAGGACTGGACCGAGGAGAACGGCATGAATCAGGCTGAACAAATCATAAATCGGATGATGCAGGCCACAGGCTCAACCAGCAAAAACAAATTGGCCAGCATTGTGGGCGGGAACCTGTATCAGGCCGCCGAATTGGATCGAATTCCGCCCCGCTGGTTTGAGATATTGCAGGACAAACACGGCATTAACCCTGAATGGCTCAAAACCGGGACAGGCGAACCCAAGATGGCCGCCACCCACGAGGCAGAACCCGAGGCGGAGATCACCACCAGATCCATGCCCGAGCCGCCCGCCGCGAGTTGTGCGGCCACGTGTGAGGAGGATCGCGCCAAGGGGTTGGCAATGGATTCGGAGCCGCTGATGCCGGATGTCGGCGTTACGTACATGCCCGATATCCCAACGGAAGAACTGATTGAGGAATTGATGGGGCGGATACCGGGAATAACCATCATTATCCGGGGGAACGCGGCATGAGGGAACGCAAAGTTGCTATTTCCAAACTGCACGCGAGTGAGACCCAAACCCTGCGGGCGCTGGGGCTGATCAAGGCTATGGCCAAAGTTTTGCGCGTGGCTCCCGTGGACGGCGTTTCCGGCCTGCTGGAGCGGGCCGAGGCGCTGGAGGCGGGGGTGCAAACGGACAGCCCGAATCACGTATTGATGCGCGAGACGCTGGAACAGGTGGCGGCGTATTTGGAAGGGCTGGACGGGCATGAGGTGATGCTGGAACAGATTAGAATGGTGATGGGGGAAGAGTAGTGTTTTACGCATATTGTGACTCAAACGGAATTATCGAAATTGACGACCGCCAACGCCCTCGACCGTGGGATGCGATCCACATCATCCAGCATCGGGATATTGATCAGTTGCGCGAGGCCATCGAAGTGTTGGCGGTGCATGGCTACGACCGGGTGTCTCGCATCGTGCCGGGCTACCCCACCGCCGAAATGATGGGGCAGACCAAAGAACAGGCCCTACGGGATTTCCGGGCAATGCTGGAAAGGCGACTGAACTAACAAAGCGAAACCGCCCCGATCCGGGGGGCGGTCGTCGGGGTGTGGCGGCCCCGGCCTGACGAGCAGCCAAAATGAGAACATAATGAATCATACAGAAATTATCGAAAAAATACGCAAACTGTTGAGCTTGTCCACCTCAGATAATGAACATGAGGCGGCGGCCGCGGTCGCAAAGGCCCAAGCCCTTTTGTCAAAATATAATTTGGAAATGGCCGACATACCAAACTTGGAATCAAAGTCCGGCAAGGCCGCCGAGAAGGCAAAGACCCGGACGCGCCAGAGGCTCGAACGATGGGCTTATAATTTGGCACGGGTAACGGCGGACGCCTTTGATTGTGACTATTACCACTCCGGTGATGGGCACACTGTGTTTATCGGCGTTGGCGTGGATCACGACGTTTGCGCATGGACCTATACGTATCTCTACAGGACGCTGCTCCGCATGGGGTCAACATACCTACGCACCAAGTGCCGGAGATTGCGCTCAAACCGTTCTAAAAAAATGGCGAGGGAATCCTACCTTCGGGGCGTGGTGCATACCATAAACCAAAGATTGCAAGAGCAGAAGGAGCAAACTCCGATCACGGAAACCGGTTTGGTGGTCGTAAAAAAGAGCGCTGTCGCCGATGCCATGCCCGACGACGTCCAGACGAAGCCGTTCAAGCCGGAAAAACTTCGGGACGGTGACCTATTCAGGGGGATGCGTGATGGACGGTCCATTCCTTTGTCAACGCCCCTGGATGCAACCCAACATATGGAAATCAAATAATGAGACGAGAACTATACATCCGGGAAAAAGACCGCTCCGTGTTGGCCGGAAATGGCCCGGTGCATCTGTGGATGCCGAAAGGGTTGAAATGCGCCGCGCCACATGCGGCCCATGCCCGGGAATTGGCAAATGGTGCGGTGGTCTGCATGGCATGCCAGCACGGCCCCTGTGCGCTGCCGGACGGCATTGAACACGACAGGGAACTGCATGTCCACAAAGAGCCGAAATAGCTGCAACGGTTGTCCGCACTGCCCGCCGGAAACCGACTGGTGGTACGGGTACAACGGTTGGGACTATTCGACGTGCCGGGCCACGGGGCAGCCGTTGACGCGGGACAGGGACGGAACAATTTTCACAACCTATGGCGTATGTAAAACAGGAGAGCAAAACCATGGCAATTGATCGCCGCCCGCTGCTGGCGAAAATTCACATCGGCAAAAAAATGTTGGGCTGGTCGGACAACCTGTACAGGGAAGTCTTGCTGAAACAATACGGGCAAAATACGTCCACCAAACTCACGCTGCACCAGTTGAGCGACCTGGTTAACTATATGGCGGCTCAGGGCGTGCAGTATACCAACAGCCGCAAACGTTCGCCCCAGCCGAGGCGGGACTTTTACGAAATTCCGGAGGGCACGCCCTTTGCCCGGCAGAAACGCTATATCGCCGCCATGTGGAACGCGCTCGACTGGAAAATGAGCGGGCTGGACGTGCGCGCCCGGTCGCAATTCGGCGTGGATAAATTTCTCTGGATCAATGACCAGGCCGCACTGCAGACGCTGGCCAAGGATTTGTTCAACCGGTGCAACCGTAAGGGTGTGAACCCTTTGGATCTGCCGGAGGCCCGCTAGGTGACAACTGACGAGCTGGCCGGATTGCGGGCCGAGATCGAAAGCCACTTTCGGTCCATCCACGCATTTTGCCGCCAGCGCCCAACGCTCAACAAGGCCACCGTCTATATGGTGTTGGCCGGGACGTATCCCGGCAACACGCCGCGCCAGGCCGAGCGGATACGACGGGCGCTGAGCGGGCGGGACGCTGAAACCAGAATTTTTGAGGCCATCAAACGGGTGGCCTGTGCCCGATGCACCGTGTCGGGCAAGTGCAATCGATGCGATGCCCTGTTCCGGGCACAGGCCAAGGCCGTATTGGACGTAGCACAGTAGCCACGGAGGTGGAGACTATGACGGCGAAACACTTAAAGGAATTTGCGGATTTGTACGCCAAGGGGTTCCGTCCGTACACGGGTGAGATCCTGCCCGAGGTGTACGAGCAACTTGATTGCCGCGATCCGAAGCGGGCCTACTGGGTCTGCCTGTGGCCAATTCTGCATTGTTTCGGTTGCTCCCGCCGCTGCACGCCGAAACATCCGCAGGGGTTTCAATTGCAACTACCCTCAGGCACCGAATGCCCGGCGCGGACGGCTACACAGCTGCTGTCCTATGGTAGACCCCTGACAGCCGACGAGGTTGCATTTTGTTTGGGGATCAGCCGCCGCCAAGTTTATAATCTGTACAGCGACCGCAACACGGTTTTAGAATTTTTGCAGGATCGGCCCCTTCGATGCACGCCTGAGAGTGTGCGCGCGGAAATGCGGAGGATCGAATAAAAGGCGGGGCCAATCGGCCCCGCCTTTTATTATCTGCCGATTTCGCATGGCAGGACGTGTTCCACCCCGTCCAGCCTGTAAACCAACAAAACACCCACCGTGCCGCCGTTCGGCAGGCACCGATGCATCCACGTCCCCGTGACCAGCTCGACTTCACAATTGGGCCAGACGCGTTTGACCATGTTTTTCCCGGGCAGGATATAATCCGGCCGACGATTTGCGCTCTCCCGCTGTGAAAATTTGATACCGGAGTATATGAATCCGCCGTCGGTATTCCCGTTGCGCAGGTAGGCGGTTTTGTTCCAATCCACCTCTATCGTTTTTTGTGTTTTGTTCCGGGCCGTGATCCACAGGCCGGTGAAATCGTGCGTGTATTCGGTATCAAACCCGGCGTTGGGATTTGAGGAACACCATGCGAATTGCCCGAAATCCACGGATACGGCAACATTTTCGTCCTCTACCCGCACGGCTTTGGTTTTTGGCCGTGGCGGTGCCGTTTGGTACAGCCCGGCACAACCAGCCAGGACAATGACTGCCACCAGTAAAACCACGAATTGCATACGACGTATCATCATTAAAATCCCCTCTAAATTGGCTAAACGTTATACCGTGGCGGATTGATTACCACCATCCCGCAGGCTCTGCCAAGTCCGTAATCTTTTGTGCATATTTGGCATATGTTCCCGACCGAGCGCTTCTAAAACGCTATTTTGTCCCTGTTCACCTCATTGCCGTGGGAGCAGCAGCCGGGGCCGGTTCCGCACCCCTTTCGGGACCGGCCCCAAACAGGGAGAAACAATGCAGCCGATCATCACACTCCACCGCACCAATTTCACCGAGGCCGGAACCGAGGGCGTTTTCTGCGCTCCTGGCTTTGCCTGTTTTTCTCTGGAACTGCCGTGGCGCAACAACCTCCCCAACATTTCGTGCATTCCGGTCGGAGAGTACCAGTGCGGCATCGTTAATTCTCCCCGGTTTGGCCGGGTGTTTCAGGTATTTGACGTGCCGGACCGTACCCACGTGCTGCTGCACCGGGGCAATTTTGCGGGAGACACGGCACAGGGCCTGCGTTCCGATGTGGCGGGCTGCGTTCTGCTGGGGCGGCGACTCGGATTTTTGCACGGCCAGCGGGCCATTCTCACGTCGCGCATAACCGTTCGGCGATTCATGGCGGCCATGGATGAACAGGGCATTACAAATTTCACACTCAAAATACGGGAGCATTGACCATGTGGGACGTGTTGCTGGGGGGTGTTACCGGGCTGATCGGCACGATCTGGTCCGGTTACAACCAACGCAAAATCAAGGAGCTGGATATTGAGGATCGCCGGGCCGAGCGTTTGCACGATCTGGAAATGGTCCGGGCCGAAACCGAGGCCATGCGCGCCGAGGCCGAGGCCAGCATTCAGGTGACACAGGCGCAGGTCGAGGGGGCGGTAGCTCTGGAGGATGCCCGCAATTACGGCATCACCCAGAAGGCCGCAAATACCAACGTGTTTTTGGAAAGCTTCATGGAACGGATGTTTTCCGCCACGGGCTGGGCGGCCTATTTTGCACAGCCCGCGGGCGTGCTGGTCTGTCTGCTGTTCGGGCTGGTGGATACGGTCAAGGGCCTGGCCCGGCCATGTATCACCGTTTATCTGCTCGGCGTCTCCACGTGGATAACCGTGCAGGCGTGGACCGTGGTGGATCAACTCGGCAGCACTATCAGCGCGGTACAGGCCCTGCAAATGTTGTCCGGCGTCATGTCCACCGTGCTATATCTCACGGTCAGCGCCGTGACCTGGTGGTTTGGTGACCGCATGACTGCCAAGGGCTTACAGCGCCTCATGAAACAGGGAGGCGCGGCGTAAATGGATGCCCAGACAATCGATTTTATCCTGCGCATCGTTCAGGTCGTGGTGCTGCCTATTCTGGCATTTCTGATCAAGCTGCTGCTGGACCAACGAAAACAACTGTATTCTCTGGATTGCCGACTGACCAAGGCCGAATCTCGCCTGCAAACGGTTCCCAGCGAAAAAGCCATGCACGAATTGGCCCTGACCATCCGCAGCTTCGGAGGCGACCTACACGTGGCCGTGGAGCGCATCGAGGGCGTGGGCCGCATCGTGGACCGGCTGGAACGCGTGGTTACGCGGCATGAGGATTTTTTGCTCAATAACGGAGGCAAATAATGGATTATGAAACCGTCATCACCGAGCAGCTGCGGTGCAATCTGCTGCGCCTGCTTGCCGAGGCTCCCGGATACACGGCCAATGACAGTGTGCTGGGGGATCTGGCCGAGGAATTCGGGTTTCGGCCCTCCCGGGACGCGATCCGCACCCAACTGGCGTGGCTGGCCGAACAGGGGTTGGTCACGGTCAACACCGTCAAAAGCTGCCACGTGGCCACGCTCACCGGCCGTGGCGAGGACGTCGCCCAGGGCCGCGCCACTGTTCCCGGCGTCAAACGTCCCCACCCCGGAGGTATCTGATGCCTCCGCGCGGTCGAGAATATCCGCCGGAGGCCGTCTGGCAGGCGCAGGAACTCTATTGCGTGGCCCGGCTGACGTTTGCCCAGGTGGCGGACGAAACCGGGGTCGCCGCGTCCACGCTCAAACGGTGGAGCGAAAAAAACGACTGGCGCGGCAAGCGCGAGAAACTGGCTCAGGCCGAAGCGGATTTGCGTGCCGACACCATACTGGCACGCAGCGCCATGCTGAAAAAGCTGATCGTATCCAAAGACGCGCAGACCGGTTTTGCCGTTTCGGCACTGGAAAGCCTTGCCCTGCGACAGGCGGAAGCGGCCCGCGCCCAGAAGCTCATGAACGCGGCCAAGCAGCACGAGCTGCGTCCGATCCGCACGCAGGAGGACGCCGTGGCCGCGCTGGCCGAGGCCGTGGAGCTGAAATTGAATCGGCTGCTGCATAGTCCGGAGGACGTTGATTTTCGCGCCGTGCAGGACGTGCAAAAGGCGATGGAACTGGTGGCGGAACTCCAAGGCTCGGTGGGAAAGGGCAACGACGATGGGCGTGGCGTACAGAGCCGCAACATTGAAGCCATGCTGGATGCGATGAGGTAACCAATGGGAATCCGTCTGCTTAACTATCAGCACGAACTGCGGACCGCCCTCAAGTTCTCCCCCGTAGTGGTCGTCGAAAAATCCCGACGCACCGGCTACTCGTGGGGCGCGAGTTGGGTGGCCGCCGAGTACGCGGCCAAGGCCAAAACCGAAGGCGGCATGAACGTCTACTACATGGGCTACAATTTGGATATGGCCCGCGAATTTATTGAATACGTGGGCGAGGCCGGAAAGACTTTGGAACTTGGCGCGTCCGCCATTGGTGAAACCCTGTGGCAGGACGCAGGCGACCCGGAGAATCAGATCAAGGCGTTCCGCGTCGACTTCCGCCATGGCCGTGTAACGGCGCTCCCCTCGCGCCCCCGCTCTCTCCGAGGCATGCAGGGGTTGGTCATTCTCGACGAGGCCGCGTTCCACGACGATCTCGACGAACTCCTCAAGGCCGCGCTGGCCCTGACCATCTGGGGCGGCAAAGTCCTCATCATTTCCACCCATGACGGCGAAGACAACGCGTTCAATCAGCTCATTCAGGACTGCCGGGCGGGCCGCAAACCCTACACGGTGCTGCGGTGCGATTTTGACCGCGCCATTGGGGAGGGGCTGTACCAACGTATTTGTGAGCGCACCAACAAGGAGTGGAGCGCCGAGGCCGAGGCCGCATGGCGGGAGGAAATTATTGATTTCTACGGCGACGGCGCGGACGAGGAGCTGTTTTGCATCCCGTCAAAATCCGGCGGCTCCTACCTCGTTCGAACGGTCATCGAGGCGTGCATGGACCCGGCCATCCCCGTTATCCGGTGGGAACCACCCGCTGGCGATTTTGTTGATTGGACCGACGGCCAGAGACACCGAGAGATGCGGGATTGGCTGGAGAGCAACCTAAAGCCGGTTCTGTCGTTCCTTCCCAACCAGCAAAGTTGGTTTGGTGAGGACTTTGGCCGCTCCCTTGACCTGACCGACATCTGGCCATTGCATGACGCGCCGGGCGCGACCTACCGCACACCGTTTTTGCTGGAGCTGTTCGATTGCCCCTTTTCCCAGCAGGAACAGGCCCTTTTCTATATGGTGCACCGCCTCCCCCTCTTCTCCGGCGGTGCATTGGATAAGGGCGGCAACGGCGCATACCTCGCGGAACGTGCCCGACAGGAATTCGGGCCGGACATCATAGAGGAAATTCATTTTTCGGAAAGCTGGAATCTGGAGAACTGGCCACCGGCCAAAGCCGCGCTGGAAGACCGCACGGCCCTGATTCCCAAAGACGACAACGTTCTCGACGACCTCCGCGCCGTGACGGTCGTCAAAGGCGTGCCCAAAATCCCGCGCGATGCCCGAACCAAGGACCGCAAGGGCGCGGGCAAACGCCACGGCGACTCCGCCATTGCCTATGTGCTGGCGATGTACGCCGCCCGCAAATTCGACTCGATTTTTACCGAGTGGGACGTTTGCACGGGCGGCGGCAGCCGCACTTCCAACCTGATGCGAGGATACTGATGCCGACAACAATATTGGACCACAGGGGCAACCCCATCGATTTCAGCGAATCCGCAGCAACAACAGATATAACTGCCGAATTCGCCACCCGTGCCCGCGCCGGGGAGTTTTCGTCTTTTCTGAGCTGGTTGCCCGATCCTGATCCTGTTTTGCTCAAACGGGGTGACGGCTCGGACGTTTTGCAGGATCTGACCGCGGACGACCAGGTGTGCATGGCGATGCAGGCCCGCAAATTGCGAGTGCTTAACGAGCAACAGTACGGCTATTCCCCGGGGCAGGCCAAGGGCCGGGACGTTGCTCCGGACGCGGCCCGGTTGTGTGACGCGCTGGCGGAGGATCTGGAGAGTATCAATCTGCGGGACGTATTCAACTCCATTCTGGATGCGCCGTTTTTCGGTTTCACCGTGTTGGAGTTGATCTGGCGGCCCGAGAACGGGCGGTATCGGTTGGGGGACATCATTGCCAAACCCCGGGAGTGGTTCGCGTTTGACGATCACAACCGGCCCGTTTTCCGTGGCGCTGCCTACGCCACGAGCGAGCCGTTGCCGCAACACAAATTCGTGTTGGTCCGGCATTTCCCGACATTTGAAAACCCGTACGGCCTGCGTTTGCTCTCCCGCTGTCTGTGGCCGGTGGCGTTCAAGCGCGGCGGAATCGAATTTCTCTCCCGGTTTTTGGAGAAATTCGGAATGCCGTGGGTGCTCGCTAAAGCGCCGCGAAATGCCACCCGCCCGGAACGTATCGCCATGGCCGGAGATCTGGCGTCCATGGTGCAGGATGCCGTGGCGGTTTTGCCCAACGGGGCCGAGGTGGATGTTGCGGCGAACTCCAGCAAAGGCAGCGGGCATGAGGATTATTTGCGCCGCTGGGATAAAGCGATTTCGAAAGTTTTGATGGGGCAGACGCTGACCGCGGAGATGGACGGCAGTGGAAGCCGGGCCGCCAGCGAGACGCACTATTCCGTCTCCGGCGACATGGCCGACGCGGACCAGTTCATGGTGGCGGCGACCATGAACGACATCGCCGTGACGTACCGCAACGTCAATGCCGGGGCCGGGGTCATGGCCCCGGTGTTCGCCTATGACGAGCCGGACGATTATGCGTCTCAGGCGGATCTGGACATCAAACTGCACGGCATCGGTGTGCGTTTCAAGAAAGTCCATTTTTCGCGCTGTTACGGGATGTCTGACGAGGAGTTTGATTTGGACGGCGAGGCATCTGGCGGTGATTCGGAGGGAATCGGCCCCGAGTTTGCCGAAGGAGAAATTCCGGACAGCGCGCAGGCGGATATTGATCGGGCATTGGCCGCGGTCAAAGCCGATGCCGTGGCGGCCAACGACCAGCTGGTGCAGGCCATTCAGGACGCTGTGGAAAAAGCGGAAACCCCGGAGGATGCCATGTTGCTCCTGGCCGAGCTGCTGGGAGAGGAAAACGAGACCTCCGAGCTGGAAGAACTGCTTGCCCAGATTCATGTGGCGGCGGCCATGCGGGGGACTGTGGCCGTGCGGGAGGAGGAAGACTGATGCCGGATGCTTGTGACATGGCCCAAAATGCGGAAACGATTTTCCGGCGCGAAGCATTGAGAAAACGGGAGGCGTTGTCAGGCCCGTCGGCAACGCATTGCGACGTTTGCGGGGAACCTATTCCGGAGGCCCGGCGGACTGCGGTCCCCGGTTGCCGGTTGTGCGTGAACTGCCAGGAGGAAATGGACAATGATTGAGGTTCGCCCATTGCCCATGAAAGGGGCACTGGAGTTCTGGCAGGCCAAAACCGCCGTGACCAAGGCCGAATTTGACGCGCTTTCCGGAGCCGCGCGCAGCCGGGCATTCACCGTGACCGGATTGGCGAGGCAGTCGCAGATCAGCGAGGTGATGGCCGCGTTTCAGACAACCCTGAACAGCGGCGGCACGCTGGCGCAATTCAAAAAAGAGTTGGGGCCGTTGCTGGAGTCTCGTGGGTGGACCGGCAAAAAGGCGTGGCGTGTAAACAATATATTCCGAACCAACGTGCAAAGCGCCTACATGGCGGGCCGGTATCAGGAGATGAAAGAGGCCAGCCGCACCCGGCCATACTGGCGTTACAGCGCTATTCTGGACGGGCGCACGCGTCCGTCCCACGCGGCGCTGCACGGTCTGGTGTATGAGCATGATCATCCGTTCTGGGATTCGTATTATCCGCCCAACGGTTTCGGCTGCCGTTGCGCCGTGCAGACGCTCTCCAGACGGCAGGTGGAGAAACGGGGCGAAAAAATACAAACCGAAAATCCCGGCAGCATCAGGCTGACCGACTCCACCGGCATGGAGACATTTGTCAATCCGGTCCCTGACGCGGGCTGGAGTTCGAATATCGGCAAAGACTGGCTTGCGGGGCTGGAGCCCCGGGAGTTGCAGGGCAAGGCGCGGTCTCTCGCCAGCGCCGCCATTTGCCGCTCCGGCCAATTTGCAGACCACGATCCATGCCGCCCGCCACTTGAAAAAATAGAAAAACGGCACATCCACTCATATTCTGATGCGGATTTGCTCCCCAAGGCCATGAGCAAAGAGGAACAGGTATCGGCGTTTTTGGGTGAGTTTGGCGTGACTGAATCGACCGGGAGCACCATTCACATGGTGCCCGGGGGGTACCCGCTGGTGATCAGTAAGGGGCTTTTTGTGAACAAAGCCACCGGCGCGCTGAAAACGACTTGGAAAGATCGGGGGCCGTATATGCGTCTGTTGGCCCAGACGATCAAGAACCCCTACGAGGTGTGGTGGCAGCCCGTGGAGATAGGCCCAAAAAAACGCCTGGTGTATTCGCTCCATCTGTTGCGTCTGTTTCGGCGTGAGAATTCCAACGCCATAGGTGGATATTGCAGTTTCAGCCTGCTGGGCGGGAATTACTGGCTGGGGGCTACGGCGTTCGTTCCCAAGGCCGGACGTGGCCAAACGGCCATCTACGAGTACCTGGAGGGCGCGCGCGGCGGGATTTCGATTTTTCGGGACAAATAGGATGTGCCAGGTGGCCGGTCCCTGGCACCGCTCGGAGCAGCCCAGATCCTAACACCCGGCAGGACACTGCACCGACACGTGCCATATTTATACGTCTAACCATATCGGAGGTCAAGTTGGGTAAATGGATCAAAATCATGACCACGGGCACGCATACCGACAGCGCGGGCCGTGAGCATCATTATACCACGGCGAAGTTGGACAAGTTGGCCAGCAATTACGAAGCGCGTACCGAGGACGCCGCGCTCGTGCTGGGGCATCCCAAAAACAGCGACCCCGCCTATGGCTGGCTGAAACAGGTGCGCAGATTCGGCGAGGATTTGTGTGCATATGTGGCACAGATTCCCGACACCATCCGCAAGGCCGTGGATAATAAACGCTACAAATACGTCAGCCTGAGTCACACGCCCGATTTGCGCATACGCCACGTGGGACTGCTCGGAGCGGTTCCGCCGGGAGTCAAGGGGCTGGGTGAGGTCAGTTTTGCCAAGGGCGAAGATCTGACCACGGTTGACATCAATTTCAGCGAGCCGGTTACCCCGGCCACGGAGGACGATATGGACCCTGCGCTCATGGAAAAACGGATCAAGGAATTGGAGGACCGGGTCAAGGCCCTGGAGAGCGAGGTAAAAACCGAGCGGGACGGCAAGGAGAAAGCCGAAAAGGAACTGGAAACCGCCAAGGCCGAATTCGCCGAAGCCGCCGCCGAGCGCCGCCGGGTGGATCTGGAAAGCCGGGTTGACAAACTGATTGCCGACGGTCGCGTGTTGCCCGCCCAAAAAGCCGAGGTGCTCGCGTTTTGCGAGGCCATGGATGACGGCACCGAAATCAGTTTCAACGAGGGCGACGGCAAAAAAACGTTGGTGGACCACTACCTGACCGGCCTGGAGAAACAACCGGACAACGGCCTGCTGCACGAATTTTCCGCTTCGGACGAACCCGAGGCCTCTGCCGTTTCCGGCAACGATTTGGCCCGCAAATTTTAACCAACGGAGGAACAAATGGCTCATGACGCGGTGCTTGGCACCACCACAAAACGCGAGGTCCAGATTTTGGTGGGCGACGGGCACGTGATCCGCACCTACCCGTTTGCGGACGCGCTGCCCTTTCCGCAGCCCGCCGGAGCATTGGTGGCACTGGCCGCCGACAACAAACTCTGCCCCTACGAAATGACTCCCCCGACCAGTTTGGGCGCGGGTGACGGCACGGAAAAAACGTTTGCCGGCAACGTGGGCAAATTTGTCCGGGCCGGGTCCGCATCCGTAACCGACGGCAACGAGGAGTTCACCGACGACGGTTTCGGCGAACTGACCGGCAGCGCCGGGGGCTCCGGGAAAATCAATTATCTGACCGGGACCGTAACGGTCACGTTCAATGCCGCCCCGCCTGCCGAGGCCGACATTTCGGCCGACTGCGGATATTGGGCGCGGGGCGTGCTGGCCCGGGACGTGGACGCCGGGGCCGTGGATGCGGAGGTGGTCACCTCCGGCGGAGTCAACAGCAGCGAGCTGACCATGACCACCGGCGACCCCGCCACTGCCGAGGCTTTGGCGGAACTGGAATTCATCGGGCCGTGGCCCGCATAAGGAGGTTTTACGATGTCCCTGATTCTGTCTTTGAAACAATATTTCACCGCGGCGAAAATCGCCAAAGTGATCGAGACGGCTCCGCCCACGCCGTCCACGGTGCTGGACCGGCTGTTTCCCGAAGCCGTCCGGCAGCAGCTCGACAGCCCGGTGATTCCGGTCGAGGAACTGATTCAGACCGTGGGCGTTGTCCCGGTTACGAGCCGCGGAGGCCAGCCCGTCATGATCAACACCGAGGCCACGGTCGGCACGTATGTGGAACCGCTGCCGCTCAAGATCGCAACCAAGGTCGACGCGGTGAGTCTGAATAACCTCAAGTTGGGGACCCCTCAGACGCTGCAACAGTGGTCCCAGCGTAAAACCGAGGCCCTGCGCAGGTCCGTGAAGGTCAGCACCGAGGCGATGGCCGCCCAGTGCGCATTCGACGGGAAAATCTCGTACCCCATGTTGATGAACAGCGGGACCTACGAGGTGTATTCGGTGACATACGGCGGCCAGAGTATCCAGACCAAGACCGTGGGAACGGATGAGGCGTGGAACCACGAGGAAATCAGCAGGACCAAAGTTTACAATTTCCTCAACGACATGTCCACGGCTCTGGACCGCGCCGGATATGGCGGGGACAAGATCGTGCACGCCGGGGCGCTGGCCTATGCCGCGATGCTGAACCTGCTGGAGTCGGACAAGGAAAGCAAAATTCCGGCGCGCATGGGCGAGGACGGCGTGATCATTCTGGGCAAGTTCAAAATTTACGAAATGAGCGAAACCTGGAAGCACCCCAAAACCGGCGCGACGGTACCGAAATTGGCGGACGGGGAAATCCGCATGAATGTCACGGGCATGACGGCGCTGTATTACGGCGCGCTGGACGACCTGGACGCCAACCTCCAGCCCATGCCTCTGTATATCAAGCCGGTTAAGGACACCAGGAGCGGCAATCTGGAATTGATTGCCCATTCCAAACCCCTGCCCGCCATCGCGCCCAGGAGCGTGATGAAGGCGATCGTGCTCAAATAGGCGAAAACGGCCCGTAGACGCCCCGGGGGTGTTTTACGGGCCGTTCATGGGGCCGGGGTTGTTGAACTAGTCTAAAACTAGTCCAAAAAAAACGAGAGAGGTATCCGTGTACTGCAACGCTGACGATCTGACGTCCCTGATCCCGCAATGGCGAATTCTGGAACTCGCCGACGACAGCGCGGATGCATCCGGCAGTTGGAGTAACGCCGCCGTTCAGGAGGTTCTCCGGGCCGAGTGCGAGGGCGCGAGCCGGGAGATCGATAGTATGATCGGCAACCGCTATGCCGTGCCGTTGAATCCGGTTCCGGCCGTGGTTGCGGATTGGGCGAAGCGGCTGACCGTTGCCCGCCTGTTTTTGCGTCGGCCGGATCTGGAGGGTGAAGCCCCGGGCCGCTGGCGCAAAGAGCAGGAGCGCATCACGCGGTTGTTGGAAAAGACCGGGGCCGGACAGGTGAGCCTGGGCGCTCCTGAGAAGGATCAACAGACGGCCCCGGATGACGGGTCCATCGGAATTTCCACCACCAAGCCCCTGTTCGGGCGGGAAATGTGGAGGCGTTTCTGATGAGCGGATCGGTGTTGGAAATCCGGTCTGACCTCGGTGAGGTACGCGGACTGATCCGGAGGCTGGAAGCACGGTCGAGCAATTTGCGCGGGCCGATGCGTGACCTCGGTGAATTGGTTGTTTCTCAGGTGATGGACCATTTCGAGCAGCAACAGGCCCCGGACGGTACCCCATGGGAACCCAGTAAACGGGCCGAGACCACCGGCGGCATGACGCTCCAGGATTCCGGGCATCTGAAAGGGCATGTCCATTCGGCCCCGGGGCGGGACCGCGTGGAGATCGGATCGCCGGAGATATATGCGGCCACGCACCAGTTCGGAGCGTTGGCCGGGGATTTCGGGACAACGTCCACGGGACGGCCGATTCCGTTTGGAGATATCCCGGCCCGTCCGTTCCTGCCCGACGACACGGAACTGGATATGAATGAGATCCGGGGCGTGCTCCTGGATCACCTGACGGGGGCGGCATGAGCCTGATTGATATTGAAGACGTTCTGGACGCGCTGTTGCAGCGGTTGGAGCCGTTGCGGACGAAATTGCGGCTCAGGGAACTGGACACGTACCACGGCCAATTCGCCAGCGAGCGCAAAAATATTTTGGGCAAAACACCGTTTATCTGGGCGGCCTACACTGGGAGCCCCGAGTTTTCCGGAACCAATCTCCGGCTGACCGAAACAATGGATTTCGAAGTATGGCTGGGGGATCGGGACTACTCGCACCAGCATGGCCGTGGCCACCACGGCGGCCCGGGAACATTCGCCATGTTGCGGGGCGTTCGGGAATTGCTGCTCGGCCACACTGTTCCCGGCATTGGACCGGTGGTTTTTCGGCGCATCGATGCGCTGGCCTATTCCGGCGCATCGCTCTACCGCTGCCAGCTTCGCACGACCGGAAACACGCGGCGATAACAACGTTACTAACTCTAGGAGGAAATCATGGCTAAACTCGGACCCAGTGTTGACAACCTGCTGTATGGCAAGGGGTCTCTGTATTTCAGGGCAAACGGCGCGCAGGGCTTTGACCATCTGGGCAACGCCCCGGCGTTTGGGATGACCGTTGAAACGGAGAAAACGGAACATTACTCCAGCATGGCGGGGGCAAAAGAGAAAGACCTGTCATTCGTGAACCAAAAATCGGCCACCGCGTCCGCGACTCTGGAGGAATTCACCGCCGCGAACCTCGCGCGCGCATTTCTGGCCAGGGACGTTTCGTCCTCCACGCAGGCGGCGGGCTCATTCGATGCGGTTCCCGTTTCCGTTATTCCCGATCTGTTTACCGATCTGGGCAAAGTCAATTTATTCGCAACCAAGGTCACCATCACCGGCGAAAGCGCTGATTTCGAGATCGGTGAAGTCGTGACCGGCGGCACCAGCGCCGCCACCGGCAAAATCGCGTGGTGTGAGAGCGGCCTGTTGGAGCTGGTCAACGTTTCCGGCTCGTTTGAACCGGGGGAGAGCCTTTCCGGCGGTTCCTCCGCCAGCACGGCCACCCTGACGGATGTGGAACAGACGGAGGACGTGGTGGTAACGGATGCCGCCGCGGCCACCACACGCTACACTCAGGGCACCGACTACGACATCAACGTGGTGGGTGGGCTGTTCCGTGTGCTCTCCAGCGGCTCCATCGAGGACGATGCCTGCCACCTGTCCTCCGACTACGAGGTCACGGACAAGGAAATCGTGGATGCGTTGACTGGAACCGAGGTTCAGGGGGAACTCCTGTTTGTCGGCAATCCGGCCCAGGGACCGAAATGGAAAATCGAAGGGTGGAAAGTCAATCTCTCTGTTTCCAGCGAGGTGAATTTCATCGGCGACGATGCGAGC